GAGCTACTGCAAAAGCTAGTGACCTGAGTGACTATTTTGAATGTAAGAAGGGCCTAGTTACAGTAGGTAGCAAAAGATGTAGTAGTTTCAAGATATTAAGTAGAAAGGAAGATACTGTATGATTTATATTCTAGAAACACCAGTAATAGATAAATTAGGTAACGAATCTAGTGTCTATGAGATTGAATATTTTAAGAGAAGATCGGCTGATCTTGATAATAATTATATTAGCAATGTAGTTAAGTTACTAAAAGGGAGGGGTTTTAATGAGAAAGTTAAGGACCTTCTTCATCAGGTGCTTAGAGTTTTTAAGTATAGTAAATATTTAAAAATGTTTAAGATAAATAGTATTACTAAGAGCATTATCGATAACATTAACACTATTAGTGATATTACTAACCTAACGGATATTGTAGAATTTATAGCTATTCAGGATATATTTAATTCTTATAATCAGTGTTTATTTACGCTTAGTGTACAATATATAAATCGTGTAGAGCTATTAGATCATAACTGGGACCTAATTCAAACAGTATATCACAAGAGCGGAAGAGATTTGATTAAGGAAATGTTTGCTACCAAGGAGACAGATTTGTTTAAGTATATGTTAGATACTTATGGAATCAAACTTGTTGATCTACCAAAGGTTTCACCTAAAGTAGAAAAAGATTTTATCAGAAGATTTTTACAGGTAGAGGATTCTAATAATCACTTAGAAGAGAGACATATTGAGATTTTTCAGGTCAGTAAGCTCTTAGGGTGTTGTACGAGAATTGATGGTCATAAAAGTAATGATTAATTTTATCTAGTCAGGTTTACTATTATGTAGGCTTGGCTAGTTTTTTCCTTTAGTTTCCTTATAGTTGTGATAGAGATGCCTGGGGGTCTCTGTTAAACAAGCTCCAGGAATGTATAATAATATAAACTTTTTATTTTTAAGATCTAATGAACAGAAGAATTGTATTAGTAGATCATGAAGAGACTCCGACCTATGCGCGTTATTATGGCTCGGGTTTTTCGGAGGTTTACACGCTTCAGGGCTTAGATGGTATGAGTGAGGCTGAGCGTCTTACTAAGTTATCATTAGGCGAGTCTGATGGTGTACTAATTGTTGGTGGTAAGCCTTTTAAGTATTTGAAGTCTTACTATCATTTTGGTGTAAGAAATGAGACTTATACTGATTGTGCAATGTTACCTCGTCTTAGTATGGAGGGCGGTGCATTTTCCAAGGTAGTAGTAGAGTATCCAAGCCAAGAGGACATTGATTATTTCTTAAGTCCTGAGTTTGTGAAGCCTGTTGTGTACTCTGGATTTCAGCACAAGATCATTCACGATTATCAGGGAGCGCTTAGATTTCTTGATTACTTAGATTCACTACCACTGGAGCAGCACTATGGAATGGACTATGAGGCGAGTGGTATGCCGTTAGATAAGCAGTTCTGGTTAAGTGGTGTTGCGATATGTACGGAGAAGTTTGGTGGTTTTATTAGTCTTACAGATATTCGCCATGAGTTTCCAGAGGATTCGCCAGAGTATATTAATCTATTGAGGCAGCTTGGTGAATTTTTCAAGAAGAGGATGGATCATATTTGGACTTACAATATGCAGTATGAGTGGCAGGTAAGTCATAGGGTACTTGGTGTTGACTTATATAATCTTTGTGATGCTAGTGCTGTCAATGTAATGGATGGGTTTCACCTTAAGAAGTTTTCTCTTAAGTGGACAGCTCAGAGGGTCCTAGGCGTGAATGTTTGGGATAGTGAGTTTGACAGGATTAGTGATCTCATTGATTCAGGATTATATGAGGTAGTAGGGAAGCTTAAGAAGGATCAACGTAAGGTATTCAAGGTAGATCAGTCAAGTTTTTACAATACGCCTGAGTGGAATGAGCTGAGTAAGAGATATCCTGGTTACATAGGGGAATTCAATAGTCTTATGTTAGAGTATTGGGGTTATCCTTTTATGTGTGTACCTAGTGAGATCTTGGGTCATTATTGTTGTCTTGACTCATTCTATACTCTCCTTATTGCAATGTCTAGGTTTGATACTTATTCAGAGGATTGTTGGAAGGTTAACTTAGACAACATTAGGCTTGGTGCTAGGTTAATGGGTAGTGGTCTTTATATTGATGAGCCATTTAGACAGAGTTATGAGAAGTACTGTCATGAGCAAATGGCCTGGAGTATTACGTATTGTGCTCAGGCTAGGTGTTATATTAAGATGCAGGCTCATTCAAAACAGGCAGCGTCATTAAAGCGTTATCATCCAGTTGCGGTTAGACTATTAGAGCAGGGTAAGTTTCATAATGGCGATGCAGTGGAGATAGTAAAGGACATGCTACTTGAGAACTTAGACACTATGGATTCTTACAGTACTGGTCTTAATGAGGGCGGTATTCTAATTAAGTATGGTCCTAAGTTTGCAAATAGTTTCTTAGATATTGTCAGGGGTGCGATGTCTGAGGTAAAGATGGCGACAAAGATAGATGAGACAGTTAAGAGGAAGAAAAAATTAGTAGGTCTCATTGCCGATAAGTTTAGTGATCTTGTTGGTATTAAGTCGCTTGAATTAGACCCCGCAAAACACCCAACGAAATTCAGGAAGCATGTAGAACTAGAAAAATACTTATACTACAAGAAGGCGTATGCTGAATTAGAGAAGGTGAAGAAGCAGTTAAGTGATATTCATAATGTACCAGAGGTGATCTATGCATTTGGTGAGAAGCGTCCGTTGGTAGAATATGCGGGGTATGTAAGCGATAATTATTTCAAGTGTAAATCGCCGATAGAGAATGATCAGATTGCATTTGAACTAGCTACCTTATATCGACCTCAGACATGTTACTTAGCGGCTATGATAGAAAGTACCCAACAACTAGAGGGAACGGATAAGTTTTACAGTGATCGAGGAATTACTGACATTAACGTTGGGTATAAGGAATTTTTTGAACAGTGGCGGTCATTTGTTGAGAAAGAGCCAGGGGTAGACTTTAAGTATCCAGAAAAGGTATTTAATATTGCGCTTACATCTTGGCAGGCTACTAAGAAACTTGATAACATGACTGACGGTGTTAAGGAGATATGGACAAACTTGAGAGGATTTCAAGCGCAGACAACATATTTCCCGGCCCTCAATGAACAATATACTGGTTATGAAGAGCATTTTGAACCTACTGACATGGATGATGATTTCTACTTCATGCGGAAAATGGTATTGAACTACTTAATATTCAAGAAGTATTCAAAACTAGATTCGACATATGTAGGCTCAGATGGTATGTTTCATAAGACCGGTAAGTGGGTAATAGAGGGTCAAGATCATATACCAATTAGAGAAGCGGACGAGAATGAACCTGGTGCTGTCTGGAAAGTATTTACAAGATATGAAGTACTGAGTAAGAGTAGTAAAAGGTGGTCTAGTCCTTTCCACACTATGAGAAATTGTAGCCTTAGGTAGTAATACTTAAGTGAAAAGGCTGTGAACTAGTAAGTGCTAGGTGTGAGAATGTAGGAATTCTTGCTAACGAGGGAGGCTAAGTTATGAGAGTAATATGCTAATCTCGTGCCAAGTCTAAGTAGGAGAACTGCTTAGAAAGGTGTAACGACTATCCTGTTGTGGGGAGTAGGGGTCAAGTGAAATTCTTGGCTTCGAAGTGCAGCCTGTCCAGTTAGAGTATACTTAGAGTATACCGGATAATGAAATAGTCTTGCCGTATTGAAAAATAACGGAATAACAGAATTAGCCATGGAGATTGTAAGGATGTATTATGTCCACCTCCAGCATGGGACTCTAATGGTAATATAATATATGGTGGTTCTTCTCAGATTTTAACATATTTTGACATAAGTTCGGCGGAGGTAAAATCAGCGGGGTATGCCAGTGGTGACCCTAAGTTGATTGAAAAATTTGAGGAAGGATCAGATATCTACATATATTCTGCGAAGCTCTACTTAGGTGAGAGTGAGTGGGATAACTTAAGCGATAAGATGAAGAAGAAATGGAGGAAGCGTTTTAAAACTATCTTCCTTGGTGTCTTGTATGGTCTAGGTAAGAATTCATTAGCGGAGCGACTTGAATGTAGCTTGAATGAGGCTGATGATATTATACAGGGTCTCTACAATTCATTCCCAAAGCTTAGAGAATATGTAGCACAACAAGGTTCTTATCCTATGACTCACGATGGTTATATCAATACATTCTTAGGTGATAAACTAAGACTTATTGAATATACTGATTACCTACCAAAGGCAACAACAGATCGTGAGAGAGGAAATATTATTGCAAGAATAGAACGTCTAGGTACCAACTTGCCAATTCAGGGAGGTACAAGTTCAATTATGGCCTGTGGTTTCTATAATAATATTAGAAAATCACTAGAAGAAGGTTGGAAACAGCCTCTTCAGCCAATTATCGTAGTGCATTAGGTAAGAGTGGTGCACGTTAAACCTACTAAATTGCTGGGACGTCTTGTTAAGCTGTTAGTACTTGGAACATAGTAACAATCTAACAGATAGAGATAATCAGCAGTGAGTTATGTTAGTAGCTCATTCAACGACTATCGAAAGAGGCATTGATTGCTTTGAGTAGAGTAGAATATAAACGATTGATATTCGAAACGGTAGGCAGTGTAAGAACTGATGATATAGTCTGGTCTAGCTCGAAAGGGTTAGCAGGGAGGTGTAAGATCTCTCGGCTCAGGAGTAGTGAACCTGGGTGAACGTTACGGATTCTAATACTAACTATATACCAGTTGAAAAGGTATTTGAGATTAGAAGATTTTACGATAAGAACTATACGGATTTCTGTGCAACGATAGGTCCAAAGATTAGATTACTTTTTGACTTGCTTGTTGGTTATAGTTATGAAGAGGCGAACGAACTTAAGACAATTGATGAGAATACGATTGAGTTTAAGGGAAGTGCTAAGTCTATCTTAAAGCTATATGACAAGATTATGAACTGTCCGCTTGATGTTGAGTGCGATACCAGTAGAGATGATATAGTAGGGGCTCAAAAGTTAGTAAGTAGCCCATACCAAAGATTCATTATCGAGGGTGGTTGTAATATGTCAAAAGATCTAAGCAAGATAAAGGTTAGATTCCACAAGAAGTAATTAACAGACTGGGTACTAGGGTAATTAATGCTCTGGTACCTAGTTATTTTTACAGACCAGTGACGTCAATACCTTATATGTGTAAATGAATAAAAACATAAAAGTAATGTGGGAAGACAGGTTATTAAGTGAATTTAAAAAAGGAAGTAAGTGGTACATGGTTGAGGGTGGCCAGTTTGATGAATTTAGTCCTCGTATTGTCAACGTAGTGATAGGCGAAACGGCAGAAGAAGATGCAGTGAAACGTACCCTCAAGCTTCAAGTACTAGATGAGAAAGGAGGACTAGTTGGAAAGATTAAGTTCCAAGATAAAGATGGTAGCGGTGAATATAGTACTTCAGATTTTCCGCTTTGTTCTATTAATCCTGGAAACTTACCCGGCAGATTCAGGAGGTACTATGATTTTAACTTATTCAGTACTATCGAGGCTGCATTGGAAGAGGTTGAGAAAAGGATTACTGACATTAAGGAGAAGCTCAGTAAGGTCAGGAGTAGAATGCTAGAACTTGGTACAGAGGAGGCAAGACTTGAGGAACTGCTTTGTACTAGAATCTTAGTAACTGATAAGGGAAATTACTGTACCTATCAAGATGCTAAGACGGGAAAGAGAATTAACTTAAGTGCTGGGTGTTACTATAAGGTTGGAACGACTATGTACTTATATGATGGATTTAAACTTAACAAGGTATTATAATCATGTACAAGACATTTAATTTTAACTTACTAAGAAGAAATTTTTGTGGCACAATTAGCTGCAAGAAGAGTAATGATGTAAGGTGGGGTATTAAGTTTGAGTATTGGAAGAATAAACCAAAGAGACTTAAGTGGCTCAGGAAATTTGAGATCAGCCTCTATAAGTTTCACTTACTATCTAACCTCTATAGAAATTCAGAGGAGCGAGAGAAGGAAGAGAATAAGCTTAAGATTATGATTTACAACACAGAGACTATTGTACATAATGGTCTTGACTCTATCATATCTTTTCGCATACCTTGTCCTTGTAAGAAGTCGGTTGAGACATTACGACAGGACTTAGATTTGATAGGTAAGAAACTAAGAGACTCCTTCAATAAACCAGCAATCAGAAAGGAACTAATGAAAGAGTACCAAGAAACTAGAACCTACCTAGACCATAAAGAAGGTAGATTATTAGGTAGTTGGCTCTTTGAGGGTACACTTAGACAGGCACTTCAAGAATTTCCAGACATTATTAGACTATGTACGAAATAGAAGATGTAATCGTTAGTACAGAGAAACAGGAAGGCGGTATCTTACTTACTTTCTCTATGTATGGTAGAACGCTTGGTACGGAGATGATATCAACTACACAAGCAAGGTTATTAAGAGATGATCTAACAAAAATACTAGAAGACGATGGAACAGAAAGAGATGATCAAGAAGAGACAGGTGAGTAATTTTGAGATAATCAATAAGCTTGTCATGTGTCTAACTAAGTATCCAGACCTAAGATTTCACCAGGCCTTGATTAACTTGGGAATTACTGAGATTGGTAAGGATCAGTTTTATGAAGAGAGTGTTACTACCCTAGAAAGAATGATAGAAAATGAGAATACTAGGGAGTCATAATTCACTTTCCTACCTAAGACCTAGTTCTATTATGTTGTGGCCCTTTCATTTCACTGCTAGATGTCAAGGCGTGGATATTAGGGCGCAATATAGGCTAGGTGTAAGAGTATTTGATATTAGGTTGTGGTTCGATAAGAATGGACTGCCCCTAGTAAGACATGGGTGGATGACGTTTAAGTGTAGTATTGATGATCTTAGAAAAATACTCGGCTGGTTAAACGAGAAAGGTGATACTAGTGTGAGATTAATCCTAGAAACTCCGCCCTTCTTACTTACGCCTGATCCCCTAGCAGTAATGACAGAGAAGAAGTTTTATTTCACTACTTTCTGCACTACCCTGATTAATACATTCAAGCAGGTTAAGTTCTTTGGATTCCGTGATAAGAAAACGTGGGAAATAATACTTAACGACAGGACAAGCGAAGAACCAGTCCTGATTGATAGGTATAGTAGCACCACGTCTATATTCACGGGAAAACCATTAGAATCAAGAGGATGGAGAAGAAAGGTCGGGTTTGTTGATGATCTTTTCCCTTGGTTGTTTGCTAGATTATGGAACAAGAAGATCAGAAAAGAGGTAGAGGGTGATATACTGTTCTTAGATTTTGTTGACCTATGATATTTAAGCTGATAGTAGGTGATAAGAGGGTTCAATTCGACGAGATAGGTAAGATTGAGTTAGTTTTTTATAAGACTGAAACTAGTAGTCTTAGTCATGCAAGATTATTCACAGTACCTAAAGTTACTAATGAGATCTCTGCGGTTGTGAGTCTAGAACACATGACAGAAAACACACCAGACCTAGATCCATTAATTTGTGCAACTTTTCGCTGTGATGGGTCTGAACTAAGAGGCATTAGGTTTCAAGTGCCGGTAGAGTATTTTCATAGTTTCAAGAATCCTAGTAAGAAACGTGGATTTCTGAAGAAGGTTGATTGTGTTGATGACTTGTTTATATATAACAGTCGGAATATACTAGTTCTCAGACATGCACTTTTAACAGGAGCTGAACGTGTAGGTAATGAAACTGTGAACCTAACATTTAAGTTTGAGCACTATGAAACATTCCCAATAGAGCTACTAGAAAAGGTAATAGGTACTGCATATAAGAAGGAAGAGACTTAGTTCTCTTTCTTTTTTATTTTCCTCTAGAACCCTTATATGTATGAAAAAGAAAAAATTAATAAAGTTTTTAAAGAGAGATGGTAGGTGTGCATTTAAAATCGGAAGATATGTGATACCTACCTATTATAAAACCAGAAATGGGTGTACTATTAGTCTAAAAGACAATAGGGACAAAGCATTGATTAAGAATACGAGTGAGTGGTCTAAGTATTTCGACCTAATGATGAAAAGGGCTTATTCTGATTATATGGTTCATAAAGAAGTGCCATTAATAATAGAGGATATTTCCAAGTGGGAGTCTTGTTGTGATAGGTATAGAATATCAGATGAAGAACAGCGAGGTAGAAATTATTTCCTAGCAGATTATGTATTCCCAGAATACAACCTAATTGTGGAAATAGACTCTAACTTACATGACTACGACTACGATAGGGCAAGGGATGATTATATAAAAAGTACTTGGGGATTTAAAATACTCAGATTCTTTGAATTCGGTAGGGATCCGGATTCAATGGACGTGTTTTTAGATCAATTAGATATAGTATTGGAGAATAAGCCAGATAAGATTATCGGATTAGGTTACTCGGATCTAATTATTGAATCGTTCACTTACAGTATTGGACCTACTACTTTGAAAATTATTAATAAAGTAGATAACTATATAAACAGGGATAAGGTTCCTAAAGGGGTACTATTATACTGTAATAGTCTCTTAAGTATCATAGATCAATATACTCTAAATACTTGTGAAGACCGTATGGAGGTATTTCAGATGTATTTCAAGTATACTTATAACATTGATGTAATTGTGACGCCCTCAAATCCTTAATAGTGTATAATAGGTGTGCGGGCGGTTGTGTACGTAGGAGACGCTTAACACTCGCATAGGCCGAATTTCGTCTAGTTTTATAGGCCTTATCAGTACAGAGTTTACTGATAATACTAAAGACGCTAGACTACCCTTGTAGCGGTAAAGGAAAGCTATGTACGCAGGAGGGTTCCGTGGGAGGCCAAGAGGATGCATCATATACCCGAGTTGAACCTACGGTACTGGTAGAGATAGAGAGTCGAAAGGAAATTGTTTTGGTGCCAGGCAGATCGTAAGACCTAGGAGAACGCTTTGACAATTAACTCTCTGTCGTTTTTATTTTTTTTTGTTCCTCTCATTTAAAAAGCCTTAGTTTCCTTAACAGTGAGGCATAGAGACTCGTACATGTTATGATATCTTTATGTGACTGAATTCTTGTATGATTCTTATAAGTCTATTACTTAAGAATATAATACCCTTGTAGCGAAATAGGTAAGTTAAGTATGACGGGATCACTTAATAGGTATACATTAATTGTGGTTTACGGTACAGGTAGAGATTGGGATAGTGTATAGCTCTATTCCAGTCATCTTTTTCGTTCCCCTTGATTCCTTATTGTTGTGAAAGAAGTAATAACAAAACTAAGAAGAAGATGATTAATTTGTATGAGCTAGAAGACATTACATTATTACCAAGTGCTATTAATAACGGCCACTTATCCGCTGACGTAGATTTCTTGGTTAGTGATGAATTAGATGTAACGGGAAGTAATACAGATACACTTCCAATATTTACCTCCCCTATGCCATCAATAGTAGGTAGTGAGAGTGCCAAGATTTATGACTCAGCGGGAATACGGCCGATCATACCTAGCACTGAAAATATTGACCTAAGACTTAATTATTGTGCTTGGGTATTCTGTGCGTTTACTATTGCTGAGGTAAGGAGAGCTTTTTTAAATACCCGACGAGAGAGTAATAATCAATTTCATGTTTGTATTGATGCAGGTAATGGTCATGATGCAGGTGTTATGTCTCTCTGTAATGAACTTAAGAAAATATACGGCGGTCAGATATTACTCATGGGCGGAAACGTAGCAAATCCAAGCACCTACGAATATTACAGTAAGGCAGGATTTGATTACATGAGAGTTGGTATATCTGGCGGTTCATTAGTAGATAAGTGTAAGTATGGGTTTCACTATCCACTTGCTAGCTTACTTAATGACATAAAAGCTGAGAAGAGTAAGTCCGTTAATAAGAATCTCCGCCCAGTTAAAATAATAGCTGATGGTGGTGTTGATTCATACCTTCATGCTGTTAAATGTCTTGCCCTGGGTGCTGATTATGTAATGATAGGGAGAGACTTTGCTAGGGTACTTGAGGCAGAGGGTGAGATCTTAATGAAAAGTAGTCAGACAGAGTATACACCAATCGACAGAACTACACTGCCGCCGGATATGGATCAGTATAAGATAAAGTCAAACCAGTTCAGCAGATATTATTGGGGAAATACAACACCTAAGGTAAGAGCTGAGAGGGCCGGTTTTAAAAGTGTTGAGGACTGGGAAAAATCAGTAGGCAGTAAGGTAGTGTTATCAGATTCAGGTTGGGAAAGTGTTAGTATTGAATTAACACTCGATGAATGGATAGATGAGTTTAAGAACTGTGCATATTATTCGTTCATGATGACAAACTCAACAACCTGGAAAGAGTTTAAGGAGAATGTTAAGTATGCAATTCAATATTAGGAAGTTATGAAGTTTGAAGAAATAAAAGAATATCTAAAAGAGAAGGTTCCTAAGTATGTATATTATGACACAATGGGGCCAGTCTGTATTGATGATATTACAGGTACAGGTAGACTAGAATTATCAGTAGAGCACCTGACTGTTGTATTCAGTAAGAGTCAGGTAGGTACATTAGGTATTGGCGTAGACATCCCACCTGTTGAGTATAATTCGCACTCATGGGGAAATGTAGTGCACTGTATCTATTGGTTAGATCTACTAGTATTTGACATCATTAATAAGTATGATGGTTATGTAAGTAAGGTAGTTAAGTTTGAATTCCCTTACCACGACGAAGATACAAGCATAGAAATTCCAGACGGTTATTTATATATTAGTCCAGTTGCTATGCATTTTGTAGTGGGCTTAAGTAATGTAGTAGATGGTTTAAAAGTTAGTCTAGTACCGCCACAAGGAAGATTAGACTATACTACGATCTATGCATACTACCCAGACTTACCAATTGACGGCGTTGAGATTGGGAACTGCTTTAATACAATCTGTAAGCCTTTCATGGAATTATTAGGGGAGAAGAAAAAGTTAGTAATTGCAGATTGTGATGGCCCGCTCTCTAAATCTTCACCCGACTATAAAGACTATATTGATTTTCTACTATAAATGTACTCTACCTAACTTGTCTGTGATAGATAGGTTAGGTACTTTATTTTTCCTTCTAAGATCCTCTAAAACCCTTATTAATGTAATGAAAGTTATCTCAAGAAAATTATTAGTTCTTGGGATAAATTATTTTTAATAGTTATGAAGAAGATAAATATTAATATCGACGTTTACTATACAAAGGTAATCGTCTTGGTAGGAACTAGAGCTGAAATAATAGAACAGCTTAGTAAGAAGAAAGATGCTCAATTAGGGAAAGTAGTTGAGCAGTTAAAGAAGAAGAGTCTGAGAGGATTCGCAACAAAACAAATTAATAGTCTTGGTGCTTATATAGTAGGTATTGAGACTGATAACCTAAAGACTGCAAGTATTGAATCAGTCTTAGTGCATGAGTTATTTCATGTAACGGAGAATATACTATCCGATAGAAAGGTAGTATTGGGTGGAGAACATTCCGCCTACTTGATTGGTTTCTTAATGGATAAAGCAATAAAAGGAATCAATAAGAAAGAGAAGAAATAATAGTCTTCTCTTTTTCTTTTCAACCGGTCTCTGTAATAAGCACTACATCTAGGAAGCCCTCAATTCCTTATTAGTGATATTATAGAGTAACACATTATTGACAAGGAGATTCTACGTGTGACTGGAAGAAGCTCATATAAATAGTTGATAATGTGTGGGAGAGTTGGGACAATGTTCTCAGCTCTCTTTTTTTGTTTCCCCTTAATTCCTTACTTGTGTGAATAAAATAATAACAGTAAAACATCTATTATGATTAACAAAAGAAATGCAGTACTTTGTTGTTCTTGTAATTACTCAGAGGATAACAAGTACTTTAAACTTTATGGACGTGAGAGAATTAACAGTTCAAATTTTTATAAAAACAGTTTAGGCTTATGGAAAGATTAACAGAGCTTATGAGAGTCCAGTTTGAGAAGATGTGTAAGACTGGAAAATTATTTAGAGCCAGTGTAGATTCAGAACAGCTTTGGACTACCTACTTAGAGGGGATGAACCCAGACCCAACATTCAGGGACATTAATAGTAGTGTCCATAACTGTAACTACTGCCACGCTTTTGTTAGGAGGTATGGTAATATTATTGCACTTGACTCCGACCTCAATATTATGACCTTGTTTGACTTGGACATACTAGACAAGGAAGTTGAGGTTGAGTATGGTAAGTCAGTTCGTGCTATATCTGCGCTTATTAAGAACGCCGAGGTAGGAGGAGTTTTTGTTGAGTCATTATCGTACTTAGCAAATCCAAGAACTCCATATGAACCAAATCCAACATACAATCAAGCCTCTTATCTCCTAGGTGTTCGGCGTAATACAAAGCGCTACTTACTAGAAGATGTACAGAGATGGCCAGATTCAGGGATTGTGGAGAATCAGACCATTACTTTCAATCACTTCTACGTTGAGATACCATCAGAGTTTATCAATAAGACTGGTGATAGTACTGAAAGTTTGGTCGGTCTTGCTAAGTCTAATCATGATGTACTGGTGAGGGCAATGGAAGAGATTAGCCTGGATACACTGGAGCTTATCAAGGACTTAACATTACAGGGATCACTACTTAACGGTGATTCTTATATGGGTGCCCTGAATTTTGCGATTGATTGTAAGAAAGAATACAATCAGGTAGAGCAAGGTAAGAGAGATAGATGGGCTTGGTCAGTATCTAGTAGGGCTGGTGGTAAGTCTAAGTTCTTGAATACAGCAATTGGTACTCTTATGTCCGACCTGTCACAAGGTATGGAAATAAACGAGGCCTGCAAGTCATTCAATTACAAAGTAGACCCAGCAAACTACATGAAGGCTAGTGCACCTATCACAAAGAAACAGATCGAAGAGGCTGAGAAGTTTGTAAAGGAGAATGGTTACGAAGATTCTTTCAATAGGAGATGTGCGGTGATTGATGACATTGACCTTCCTAACATACTACATATTAACTCAGATCTTGCAAAAGCTAAGTCAGTGGTGAGTGTATTTGATGGACTCCAACCTACGCACTCACAACATAAGAAGGCAGTCTTTGATAATGTCGAGGAAGTAGGGATTGAGAAGTTCATGCAAGATATTCTGCCAGGATGTACCGGTGTGGAAGTATACCTTGAGAATCGCCATGCAGAGAATTTTGTATCGCTTATTACATCAACAAACAAGGACAGTAAGAGAATTTTCAAGTGGCAAAATAACTTCTCTTGGACTTACACTGGAAACTTGGCAGGAAAGAGCATGATCAAGAAAGCAGTGAAGTCGGCAGGTGGTTTTGTTGATGCACCTTTCAGATTTTCAATACTCTGGAACGAAGATGGGCGAAGTATTGTTGACTTTGATGCACACCTAGTAGAGCCGGGGAGCGATCACATCTATTATGGCCTACACAATATCAATAAAGCAATGGACCAAGTACAAAGACAAAAGAGTAGTTGTGGTGGTGTGATTGATATTGATATGATTCGACCAAGGGATGTAGGAGTTGAAAATATCTTCTACCCCGATATGAGTACAGTTAAGGATGGCTTATATCACCTCTACGTACATAACTTCGATGGTGGTAAGAATACTGGCGTCAAAGCAGAGGTAGTGGTAGGAGATCAGACATTTAACTTTGAGGTAGGCCAAGAAGTGAAGAAAGATGTACAGATAGCAGACATCTATATTAAGAATGGTCAGCTTGAAAAGATTGAGAATACACCATACCTAGTAGGAAGTGCAACTAAACCTATGACAGTATTTGGATTGGAGACATTAGAATTTCACAAGGTTAATCTTCTCTGCCTTAGTCCAAATTACTGGCAGGAGAATGGTGTAGGTAATAAACACTACTTCTTCATGCTAGAGAAAGCAGTGTCACCAGAGAATATTAGAACCTTCCATAATGAATTCTTGACACTAGAACTATTACAGCACAGAAAAGTAATGGAAGTACTGGGTCATAAGTGTAGGTGTAAGTCAGTACCAGGACAGCTTAGTGGACTTGGCTTTAATGCAACTGTCCGTGATGAAGTAGTTGTGAGATTAAGTGGATCACATAAGAGAGTAGTACGAATTAAATTTTAAAAAGTATGTACAAGAAAGCAATGAAACTCCATCTTAGATATACTACTAAGATTGGACAAGTAACAACAGAAGAACTTTGGAGCCTTAAAATGTCAGATCTCCAGAGTGCAGTAGAAGACGCATACAAGGAGAAAGAAAGACTCCAAGGTGCAGGCGGTCAAGGTGAGCTTAGTTTCTTAGAGACAAAGCCACAAGATCCAGAGGTTGAACAGGCAGTGCTTCGTTTTGAAGTGCTCAAGGATGTTTACTTGACAAGAGTGAATGATAGTAAGCAGGCAAGGGAGAACTATCAGACAAGCAAGGAAATTCAAGAGCTGGAGGATATCTTGGCTGAAAAGAAGAGAGCTGATATTAAGAACATGTCAGCAGAAGAACTTGAGAAGCTTATTATAGAGAAGAGAAATAAGCTGAGTAAGTAATGAAACGAAGGAATAGAGGTCAGTGTGTTGGCTTCTATTCTTTTTTTTGTTCGTAGGAAAGAAAAAATACTCATACCTAAGATTTCTCCTAAGTATGAGTAAGTAAGTTAAAGCAAGATCCAGAGTATTAGTAAGATTCCCACTACTACTCCAATAACGTCTGCTACTATGTCACGTGCTTCTGGTGATCCATTATTTTTTCTATCCCAGACTTCCTTTGCAATACCAATACCTGCCGTAAGTACTGATGAAACAATTAAGGTCATCATAAGTGGCATACCAGTAAGTGCAAAAAGCTTATACAAGAATACAGTAATTAACATACTAACTACTGCATGCATCCATTTGTCAACCGGAATAGATGCAAGACCGGTAATTAATTTCTTTATCATCACGTTAGTTCCCAATTTTTATTTACTAGCATTGTCTTATATTCCTGCGGTATCCTAGACTTATCAAAACCCTGTGGTAAGACGAATCTTCTCTTAGTTCTATTTATACCTACTCCCCTAATTGCTGCTAGGATAGATGCAAGATTTAGGTTTCTTCTATGATACATACAGTTAAATTCGCCAGAGTTGTATCCATTAAATACACTAACATCATCAGTCTCATTATGATCACCTACAATAGATTCTAGACTAAAGCAATCGTTTAATGTACTATCTTGGTTATTAACTATAGAAATCGGAGTCTTGCTGTAGGTTAGGTCAACTTTAACAAGGATATTACAGCTATAAAAAGTATTTCTATAATTAGAACATCTGATAAGATTCCAACTTGAAGAATCCAATTCAGTTAATCCTCTACAATTATAAAAAGTAGATCCTATATCAACTACTTTCTCTAAGTTCCACTTACTTGTGTCTAG